AAAAAAGAAAAGAAAAGCTACACGACTTGTTTAAAAAGTGGCGCAAACCAGAATGTCTACATCAAGACGAATACGAATATTTAAAAGAATGGTACAAAGAAGAAAGAAGCAGAATGAAGCCCAGCGAACAAAAACAAATATTAAAAATATACAATAGGATTTTTAGTGTGAAAAGAAATCCGACAAGCTGCGCTTCTTGTTTAAGAGAAATAAACGCAAGACTAAAACAAGTATTTGACACTTACGAAGATTAAAACTATGGCAAAAAAAGGCAGACCCAAATCACTAAAAGACGCACAAGAGTTAGAGGATATTTTTGACGCATACAAAACCTACACAAAAACGAATCCAAGATTTAAATATCATCTTAACCAAAGAACAGGAGATATGGTAGGAGAACCATTAGAAGTACCCCTAACAATAGAGGGCTTTGAACTGTACTGTCATAAGAAATTTAACTTCACGGCTAAACACTATTTAGAGAATACAGACAAACGATACGAAGATTTTAGTACTATCTCTACACGCATACGCAAGGAAATACGCGACGATCAAATAAAAGGTGGTATGGTAGGACAATACAATCCGAGTATTACTGCACGTTTAAATAGTCTTAAAGAACAGATAGAACAAACTAATATAGAGCAACCACTTTTTCCAGATGTTTCAAAGGACAACGGCAATAAATAAAATACTTGCGTTAAAAAAACGAATCAAGATTGTTCAAGGTGGAACAAGTGCTTCAAAAACTTGGGGTATTATAAGCGTTCTTATAGACCGTGCAGCAAGAACACCTGGCACAGAAATTAGCGTTGTATCAGAATCAATACCCCATTTAAGACGTGGTTGTTTACGTGATTTTGTAAAGATTATGAAATCTATCAATAGATTTGTAGACGATAGATTTAACAAGTCACTACTAAAATACGAATTTGCAAACGGAAGTTTTATTGAATTTTTTAGTGCAGACGATTCAAGTAAGTTAAGAGGGGGTAGACGTACAATACTTTACATAAATGAGTGCAATAGTGTAAGCTTTGAATCTTACAATGAATTATCAATACGTACAAAAGACGAAGTATTTTTAGACTACAATCCAACGGCTGAATTTTGGGTACAAACAGAACTTGAAAAACAGGAAGATGCAGAAAAGATAATCTTAACCTACAAAGACAATGAAGCACTTGATAATGGAATTATAAGCCAAATAGAAAAGAACATAAAGAAAGCAGCTACAAGCAACTATTGGAAAAATTGGGTACGTGTGTATGTAGATGGCGAGATGGGTCAATTAGAGGGGGTTGTATTCAGTAATTATAAAATAATTGATACAATACCAGAAGATGCAAGATTGATAGGCATAGGAATTGACTTCGGATATACGAATGATCCAACAAGTATTATAGAGGTCTACAAACATAACGAAACACGAATACTAAACGAACTAACATATCAAACAGGTTTATTAAATTCAGACATAGCTAAAATACTTCCTAAGAACGTGCCTTGTTATGCTGATAGTGCTGAGCCAAAAAGTATTAGAACTATTCAACTATCTGGAATCACAATCAAAGGAGTAACAAAAGGACGCGATTCAATTAACTACGGTATTGATGTAATGCAACGTGAAGACTATCTTGTAACATCACAAAGCACAAACTTAATCAAAGAACTTCGTTCATATTGTTGGGACACAGACAAAACAGGTAAACGACTAAACAAACCGATTGATAATTTCAATCACGGAATTGATGCAGTACGTTATCACGAAATGGAAACATTAGGAATGAATAAGAATTACGGCAGCTATAATATTTTATAGGTATTACAAAAACACGAAAAATAAGTTATTAATATATGAAGTTAGAAATACTACTACCAAATTCACTTTCTGAAATACCATTATCAAGGTATCAAGAGTTTATTGAAATGAAAGAGAATAGTAATGACGAAGAGTTTATAGCAAATAAAATGATTCAGATTTTTTGTGGTATGAAGTTAGGAGATGTAGCAAAAATAAAAGTAAAAGACTTAAACAACCTAATAGCACACTTTACAAAAGTATTCAGCGAGAAGCCTGTTCTTATAAGACAGTTTAAAATCAAAGATATTGAGTTTGGATTTATTCCAAAATTTGACGATATAAGCTTTGGAGAGTATGTAGACTTAGAACATCATTTGCAGAACTGGAAAACATACCATAAAGCTATGGCAGTAATGTACAGACCAATAGACGAACAATACAAAGACAAGTATTCTATTGTAGACTATGAGCCTAACGAAGATATGCAAGAGCTTATGAGGTTTGCGCCTTTAGATGTTGCTATTAGTGCAAGTTTTTTTTTTCAGAATTTAGGAATAGAATTACAAAATCGTACAATCAGTTATTTACAGAAAGAAGCGAAGATGATGACGACTTCAATCAATATTCAGAACGATACCAATTTGGTAAAAACTGGGGCTGGTATTCAAGCATCTATGGACTCGCTAAAGGAGATGTTACCAAGTTTGACGAAGTTACAAGATACAGACTTACTAAGTGTCTCACCTATCTCACCTTTGAGAAACAAAAAAACGAAATCGAAGCCAACGAACTTAAAAGACAAATGAAGAAATGAATTATTTTGATATTATAGACAAACTAAAAACACACTTTGAAAGCGACCCTTTAATAAGCACCGTTACACAGGGAGATATATTTGAAGTAGACTTAAACAAGCAAACAATATTTCCTTTAGTTCACTTGATCGTAAACAACGCAACCTTTGAAGAAAACGTAATAAGATACAACATAAGTATTCTTGCTATGGATATTGTAGACATAACAAAAGACGAAACTATAAGCAAGTTTGATGGCAACGATAATGAACTATATATACTAAACACTATGATGGCAGTATTAAATAGAGTGTACGAGTTGTTAAGAAGAGGCACACTTTACACGGATGCTTTTCAAGTAGATGGAAGTCCAACGGTGGAATTTTTTACAGAAAGATTTGAAAATAAATTGGCAGGGGCAACATTAAGTTGTGATATTTTAATCGGAAATTCAATGACTATTTGCTAATGGCACAATTCAATAGCATACAAGAACTATTAGATGACTTCAAAGATAATGTAATCCGTGAAGCCAAGCGAGGTATTCCAAGAGATACTGGCAACCTTGCAAATAGTTTAAAGGGTTATGTTAAAGAATCTAAAAACAGTATTCAAATTTCTTTTGAGATGGATGAGTACGGATTTTATAAAGATCAAGGAGTAAGAGGGAATAAAAGTTCTAACAAAGGAAACGGACAAAACAAATCGCCTTATAAGTTTGGCACTAATAGTTCACTAATAGGAAAGGCAAATGGTGGTATGTCAGGCATAATGGCTAAATGGGCAAAGCGTAAAGGCATACAATGGAAAGATAAAACGACAGGAAGATTTATGAGCCATCAGAGTATGGGTTATTTAATAGCAAGAAGCATATATTCAAAAGGCATTAAGCCAAGTTTATTTTTTACAAAACCATTTGAAAAGTATTACAATAAATTACCAGACGAACTAATGGAGATGTTTGCCTTTGATATGGAAAAACTATTTAATCAAATTACTGAAGAAAACTTTAAAAAACTAAAATGAATTTAGCAAGAAGCCCATATATTGTAGAAATATCAGAAACAGGTCAAGAGGGAAGCAAAGTAGAATTGTATTTATGGAATACAGGAAGCCAACCAGTAAACCCACAATACACACTATCTAAGCTTATACCAGCATCTAACAATATAGACACGTTTTACAATATCTCGCCTTATGTAAGAGAATACTTTAACCTTACGAAATGGGCAGATGTGTACAATACTTATGATGTAGACATAAACACGGATTATAGGGTTAATTATCATATAGAAACATTTAAGTTAGTAGGTGGCACTTATACAAGTGTAACAACAGAAACAGGCGAATTTATGGATGGATATGCTTATTATATGGATGGGCAAAATAAGCCTTTTCAAGATACGGTCTTACTGTCTGAGGGTACTTATTTTTATAACCACGATACAAGCCTTTTATCAAGCCAACCTAATAATATGGCTGGGAGCTTTGATATGATAGGACAGGCAGCAGATAAGATAGTGTACACTAATTTAAGTACAGGCACACAACAATCATACACACTTACAACAGATGGAATAAAGACCTTTGCAAGAGTATATGAGCCTTATTTAGCTGATGGCAATAAGGTAGAGCATAGAGATGGATTTGGTGCTACTATTTGGGAGGGTTACTTTAAGCCACAATGCGAACCAAAGTATAGCCCTGTAGCAGTAGACTTTATAAATAGGTTTGGCAGTTGGTCAAGAATTTGGTTTATGAAAGCTAAAAAAAGAAATGTAGCCATAAAGACGAATGAATACAAATTCAATCCAGCTACGTTACCATATAATGCAGAAGATAATGGGCAAATAAAAGAGTTTAATATTAACGGTACTGAAACTATTAAACTAAATACAGGATGGGTCAATGATATGTACGCTGAATATATTCAAGAATTAATGTTAAGCGAAAGAGTTCATTTATTAGATTATGAGGTAAACACGGACTACACACCTGTTAAAATAAAAACAAAATCTTTAGAGAAGCAAAAAGGCATAAACAACGGTATGATTAACTACACACTTGATTTTGATTTTGCTTACGATATGATTAACACAGTTGTTTAATGAGAACGGTACAAGTATATATAGAGGGTCAAAGATTAGACTTATTTAAAGACGAAATAATAAGCGTTACAAGTAAGCAACAAGACATTCAAGATATTAGTAAAATATTTACGGACTTCTCGCAAAGCTTTTCAGTTCCGAGTACACCAAAAAATGATGCTATATTTCAGCACTTTTATCAGAATGATGTTAATAGCACAATAGATCACAACGTAAGAAGAAGTGCGTTTATAGAAATAGATTTAACATCTTTTAGAAGTGGAACTATAAGCCTTGAAAAATCCGAAGTAAAAGACAATCAGGCGTACTCGTATCAGATTACTTTTTATGGTGACATAACAAGTATTAAAACAAAGTTTGCTGACGATAAGCTACAAGACTTAACACTTCTTAACATATATGCCCACGATTACACGGCAACCGAAATAGAGAATAGAATAACGGATGGAAACACGAACTATGTTATAAGATACCCACTAATCACAAGACGATATTTGACTTACAATGATGGTGGAGATAATGACATAAATACTGGTGATGGTGCTATTAAGTTTGACGAACTATTTCCAGCAGTAAGACTTCCTGCAATATTTGGAGCGATACAAGGAAAATACGGAGTAACATTTCAAGGCACTTTTTTAACTGACAAGCGTTTTCAGAATTGCTTTTTGTATTGCCAAAATGCTAACGACTTTCAATTCTTTACGACTACGGAAGATGTAGACTTTACAACAGGTGGTACGGATTCAAGCAATCCAAGTGGTTTGCCTTATACGGAATACTTTGATATGTCGGAAGATACCTTAACTATTTCGCCTGTAAACTTTAATACTGTCTTTGGTACAAATCCAGACGGTCAATTTTGGGAAGACCAAATACAACATATAGTTACGGTTCAAGGGTTTTGTGCAAGTACAACGGCAAAATATTATATTGATGTTTTCTTAAATGGTGTTTTAACAACAACTTTAGAATATAACAACTCAATCCAACAACCGTATTTTAGAAAGAACAGCGAAATAAATACACAAGACGTTTTAAGCTTTAGAGTACGAGCAACGGAAAACGCTACGGTAGATATAACGGTAACATATAGGCAAAGAGGTGTAACACCTAACATAATAACAGGTTTGCCAGAAGTTTATAACAACTATTATTATGTGTATTCTACAATGATATTAAGTGGCGATATTGATTCTGTGGCTTATATGCCAGATATGAAAGTAAGCGACTTCTTTACAGGTGTTTTAAAGGAGTTTAATTTAACGTGCTACGGAATAGAAGAAAATGTATTTCAAGTTGAGCCGTTAGACGATTGGTATGCCAAAGGCGCAGTAGTTGATATAACGGAATACACGGATATTAAAAGTGTTGCAGTAGATAGGGTTAAGTTGTTTAAAACAATAGAATTAAAATACGAACAAAGCGAAAACATTTTAAATAGTGAATTTAGAGATTTATTCGGCAGGGAGTATGGAGATGCAACGATAGCTTTTGACTATGATGGTGGAGAATATAAGATTGAGCAGCCTTTTGAAAATATGCAATTTAATAGGTTTACAAACACGAATCTTCAAGTAGGATTTACAGTAGACAAAGACTTAAATACATACGTTCCTAAGCCAATGTTATTGTATATGTATGAAGAAACAAATACAAGCTTTAAATTTGACACAGGAACAAGCGTTACAACTTTAACGGAGTATATGCCTTTTGGACAAGATGTACAAGTATTAACTGAAAACTTTACACTAAATTTTAATGCTGAAATAAGTACACTTACTGGAGTAGTTGAGCAAAATACTTTATTCGCAACATATTACTTTGGATATTTAAGCAACCTATTTAATTTAAAGAATAGAACAACGACCGTAAAAACGAATTTACCTGTAAGCCTACTTACTAATCTTCGTTTAAATGACAGATTACAAATCATAGACAAAAGATATATTATAGAGTCAATGAAGTCCAACTTAAACAATGGAGATGTAGACTTTGTATTGATTAATGATTTTAGGCCATTACTTCCAGAACAATTAGGATTAGTAGACCCATTAAAACCAAGTGAAGACGCACAATGTTTAGACATAGCTATATTGTTCCCTAAACAAGCCGTACAAGCTGACATAACAACTACAACGGCAGGAGTAACAATAACACCAAGTACAATATATACTGAACAAAGAATAGAAGTCTGTATTCCAGACAACCCAAACGCTACAACGGTATTAAAAACGGAAGATGATTTGGACTACATAAACACGGAAGATACGAAGCGAATAAGAACAGAGGGTGGCACTATTGAGCTAATCACTTTAACGGTTACTTATACTTATTCTAATGGCTCACAAACAACAAGTGAAATATACATACAACAACAACCATAATGTTAAAACATATAATAGACTTACTACAAATAGACGAATTTTACGAGGGCAGTCATAATATACAAGTGGCTAAAGGTTTATACAGTTATGAAACAGGAGTGAAAGACATATATAAGCAAAAAAAAAGAATGAACTTGTTAAAAAAACGAAATAAAGAAACACTCAAATGGCTGAAAAAAGAACTATAAACATAGACATAAAAAACAATGCTGATAAAACGGCAACTGATTTTGACAACTTAAATAAGTCAATAGATCAAACAACTAAAAGCACTAAAAATTTAGATGCTACATTTGAAGAAGTCTACGGAGATTTGCAGCCCCTTACTACAAGAATGGGCGAAGCAGAAGATAGACTTTATGAATTAAGTTTAGCAGGAGATACAACAAGTAAAGAATTTCAAGAACTACTTACGAAAGTTGGGCAATATCGTAAGGTTCAAATACAAACTGATTTAGCCGTAGATGGAGCAGCGCAAACTATGACGCAAAAGTTAGGAAGTGCATTAACAGGTGCTACTTCTGGATTTGCAGCTACGCAGGGTGCTATGGCTTTATTTGGAAGTGAAAACGAAGCTTTAGAAGAATCATTATTAAAAGTTCAAGGGGCTTTAGCAATTCAACAAGGGGTGCAGGGTTTAGCTGAAAGCTACAAAGAACTCCAAATAGGAACTAAATTAGCCAGTATTGCACAGGCAGGGTTTTCAGCAGTAGTCGGAACAACATCTGGTGCGTTAAAACTGTTTAGAATAGCGTTAATATCCACAGGAATTGGTGCAATAGTGGTTGGTATTGGATTACTAATAGCAAACTTTGATAAGTTCGCAAATATATTAAAAAATCCGATTAAGAGTTTAGACAAACTAGGGAAAGGTTTTGAAATGTTAAAACTTGCTTTATTTCCTTTAATGTTGGCAATTGATTTAGTCAAAAAAGGATTACAGGCTTTAGGCATAATTGAAAGCGAAGAGGACATAGCAAAAGAAGAAAGACATCAATCGGAGATGGAACGTATTCGCAAAGAAAACGAAGCAAGGCGACAAAGACAACAAGAAAGGCAAGACCAATTTGATAGAGAAATAGCTTTAATGGAAGCTGAGGGCAAAAATAGTTTTGCTTTAAGACAAGCTAAAATAAGAGACTCTATTGCTATAATGGAGCAAGAACGAAAAGCATACATACAAACTTTAGAAATAGCTATGCAAAGTGCTGTATTACAACAGGCAGCTTCGGAAATAATAGAAGAATATAAAAAGAATTTAATTGATTTAAACAAAAATATTTTAGATAGTGAAAATAACTTAAAAATCAATATAATAAAAAACAATAAAGCTAAGGCACAAAGTTATAAGGAAGTGCAAGACGCACAACAAAAAGCACTTGATGAAGAAATAGATGCTGAAATACAACTACTTGCAGAACTTGATAAGATACGACAGGAAAACAAAGCTTTATTTAGAACAGACATAGAAAACGAACTAAATTTAGTGGCAGAAAAGTATGACGTTTTAGAATCAATGGCATACGGCAATGCAGAAGCTTTAAATGAAATTGAAATAGCAAGGCTTAACGCTGAAAATGATATCAAATTAAAGTATGGTAATGAAGCCTATGAAGCACAAAAGGCAATAGACGAAAAGGCAGCAGCAGATCAAAAAGCTTTAGACGAAAAAACAAAAAAAGATGCTTTAGCTACTCAACAAAGTAAGGTTCGATTTGCTAATGACGCTTTAGGTGCTATTAGTGATTTAACAAACGCTTTTGCCGGAGAAAGTGAAAAGGCACAAGAAAAGGCTTTTAAAATAAACAAAGCAATAGGAATTACACAAGCAATCATTAATACGGCAGGGGCAGTTTCAGCAGCTATAAATCCAGCCGTCGGTGGTTTAGGTATTCCAGCAGGTTTGCCAGGCGCAGTATTAGCAGCAGCGACAGGAGCAGCACAAATAGCAACTATTGCAAAGACACAATTTCAAGGTGGGGATAGTGGTGGAGTAGACGCTCCACCAAGTTCTATTGAAGCAACTCCACCAAGTTTTAATGTAGTCGGAGATAGTGGAATAAACCAACTTGCACAATTGCAACAACAACCTACACAAGCCTATGTGGTGAGTGGAGAAGTAACAACAGGACAGGCACTTGATAGAAATAGAATAACAAATGCAACACTATAAACAAATAAAAGTTATTATAATATGAGAATAGTTGAACTTATAATTGATCCAAACGACGAGCAAAGTGGAATAGACGCAATTTCTTTAGTAGAAACCCCTGCAATCGAATCTAACTTTATTGCGCTTTCTAAACAAAAACACGAACTATACTTAAAAGAGATAGACGCTGAAAAGAAATTGCTTCTCGGAGCAGCACTAATTCCGAATAAAAGTATATATAGACGAGGAAAAGACAATTCAGAATATTATATATATTTTAGTAAAGACACAGTTCGCCAAGCTTCTGAATTATTCTTTAAAAAATCGAATCATAAAAACGCAACCTTTGAACACGAAAACAAAATTGATGGAGTTACGATAGTTGAAAGTTGGATAGTAGAAGATAGCAAGAAAGACAAAACGGCTTTATACGGTTTAGATGTTCCTGTAGGCACTTGGATGGTATCAGCAAAGATAGACGATCAAGAACTATACAACAAAGCCAAAGAGGGTACTATCCGTGGTTTCAGTATTGAAGGATTTTTCAGCGACAGATATGACCTACATAAAGACGATAAAAAAACGGAAACAATAAACAAACTAAAAGACCTATTGAAATGAACTTAAGAGAAAAGATTGAAAAAGAAATTACTGAAAAAGTAATGACTAAACTTGCAAGTGAAAGAGTTGAACTTGGTACAATAGATGACCTAAAGAAAAATTTAAAAAAGGCAATTGATACCCTAAAACTTTCAAAATTTGAAGTAGACGAAGGTAAAAGCCGTATTCAAGAAAAAAAAAATATTGCTGACTATATTGATACAACCGAACCTAAAGTAAAAACCATAAATAAATTTGTAGTTGATTTGGGTAGTAGTGAATTAGTGGTGTCTAAAATGGTTAAAGATTTAGGGCTGTCTGAAGGACAAATACCAGAATTAAAACAAGCCAAGCAATTGAGGCAAGATTTAAAAAATAGAGAAGATGAGTTACGTTCTATTGTAAAACAATTAAAGTCATAAACACGAACTATGTCTAAAAAGAAAGTAAAAAGACCACAAGCACAAAGCAGTCCTAAAAACTCTCGTAAAGCTTGTTTATGTGAAGACAATACATACTCAACAAAGTGTTGTAAAGGCACTATAAGAAATCAAGGAATAGGCAACATATAAACCAAAAATGCAACAAACAATTTAAAATAAAGTTAATATAGTATGGAACG